GCAACAGCTTGTTCGCTGGTTCATCTTCGTTGATGGTTGATGGCGTGATGATCCACGAGTTCCGTCATGTGTTTAACACTTCCGGTGCTACAACTGGTGCTTCATCTAACGCTGGCGCAGCTGGCTACAAGTGGGGTGCTGCTGCCAATATCGTTGGTGGTCGAGCGCTGTTCTGTGGTGCTCAGGCCTTGGCCTTGGCTGACATTGGTTTGCCTGAGATGGTCGAAGATACTTTCGACTACGGCAACCAAAGTGGTATTTCGGTAGGCAAAATCTTCGGATTGCGCAAGCCTAAGTACAACAGTGACATTGCTGGTAGCGTGCAAGACTTTGGCGTTATCTGCTTAGACACTGCACAGTAAGACTATCGCCCCCTCGCTCGAGGGGGCATTTCTTTTAGCAAGGACAATTCATGAAGATTGTTAGTGACAAGCCATTACGAGTGGCAACGCTAGGCGGGACAGCTGTACTTTTTGAAGCAGGTGTACCAAGAGAAATATCAGATGAAATAGGTCTTATCGCAATACAGATGGGCGCGAAAGAACTTAATACGGAATACGTTAAAACGCCAGAGGCTGAAATAGCGGATTTCGAAGAGGAAGTAGTAATAACAACGGCACCAGAGGTAACACCTGATCTAGTCACTGTACTAGAAAAGATGATGGATGAAGGTGACCCAATTAATTTTAAAACAGACGGCTACCCAAAAGCGTCGGCAGTGAATAAGGCTATTGGCCGAACTATCGCTACTGACGAAAGAGAAGCCGCTTGGGAATCAGTACTAAACTCATAGGTATATATCATGGCAGTCACTGTACAAAGCGTTATCGACAGAGCACAGACCGTGCTTCAGGACACAACAGGTGTTAGATGGCCAGTAGTAGCTGAACTAGTGCTGTGGGTTAATGATGCTCAGCGAGAGATTGCATTACTAAAGCCTGATGCATCTGCGACTAACGCGACTATTACGTTAGTGACTGGTACTAAGCAGGACATTCCGAGCGGCGGTAACAGGCTGCTCAAGGTTGTACGGAATATGTCTGCCGCTAGTAATGGCACGGGCAAACGATCTGTTCGTTTAGTTGACAGAGAAGTGCTCGATGCACAAACGCCAGACTGGCATGACCCGACTGTTTCTGGCGATGCTGCTCACACTGCTATCGTGAAGCACTATATCTACGATGAAGCTAACCCTCGTAATTTCTACGTCTATCCTGGCGTAGCTGGGAATGCCTACTTGGAGATTATCTATTCATCTAACCCAGCCGTTGTTGCACAGTCGGGTACTTTATCGATCCCAGACATCTTTGCCAACGCGATTATGAACTATGTTTTGTACATGGCTTATATGAAAGACGCAGAGTTTGCAGGCAATGCGCAACGTGCATCTAGCCACTTCCAGCTGTTTACAGCTTCGGTCACTGGCAAAGGTCAGATTGACGCGATCACGAACCCAAATATAGAACGTAGGCAGCAAGCTCAACAACTGATGGGATAACGTATGGCGATTTCGTACGAAGCGCTTTTACCTGACATATTGCCAATGGTATCGGGATGCCCTGATACCTTGGTAAGAAACAGCATACGAGCTGCGGTTATAGAACTGTGTGAACGCGCTAGCGTTTATCAGACAGAATTAGACCCAGTAACTACTGTTGCGAACATCTACGAATATGACCTTGAACCACCCTCGGGGACTTCAGTGCAGAAGATTCTCTGGGTTTCTCATCTAGGCAAAGACGTAGAACCAATAACTTCCACTCTACTAGAACAAAGAATTCCGAAGTGGCGTGAAGGTAACGGGGTTCCCGCATATTACGTGCAGCAAGGGTCTTCTCTTTTCTGGTTAGCGCCAGTACCAACCGTGACGACCGTCGCGAGTACGATAGTGCGTGCTGTATTAAAGCCTACGCATACAAGCACTGCCTGTGATGACGATGTCATGAATGATTATCGAGACACAATAATAAACGGTGCGCTATTTCGCCTTTTGCGAATACCGAATAAAGATTGGACAGAACTCACTGGGGCGCAAGTATACAGCGCACTATTTAACCAAGGGGTTACTGAAGCTGAAAGGAAAGCTCGTGGAGCAGATACAGGTGTTGCACGGAAGGTGAACTATGGCGGCGCAGTTTTCGGGCGAACAAGGCGACGACGGTATGGTAACGGCGGATAGCCCTGTTCAGTCACTCATTGAAGATAATATTCACTGGGTTGCACCAGCGGTAGAAGAAATACTAGCTGACAATCCGCAGCTTACTTATACAGCAGCTGACGTATACCTAGCTTGTGCTCAAGGACAAGCGACACTTTGGACAACCGACGAAGGGATGGTTGTTACAACAGGTGAGACTGACATTTTTACTGGTAAGCGAACGATGCTGGTGTGGCTTGCTTGGGCTAAGAAACGTGGAACGAGCCTAGTCGCACAACACCAAGATTTTTTTATAGAGCAAGCCAAGCAAGGCGGGTTTGTAAAACTGGAAGTTAGGTCTGCCGTACCTGAGTTGAAGGACTATATCCTTGCTCAAGGTTGGCAGTTAGACACGATTGTTTACACGAGAGATGTTTATGGGTAGTTCACCTAAGAAACAAGATTTCCAGCCAACGGAGTCTGACAAGACGTTGGCTCAACAAAGTTTAAAAGACTTCGATAAGGCCCACGAATTATATTTTCCAAAGTTGGAAGAGCTGAAAGCGCAGGCAGCATCTGGTGATGTCGCAAGAACGCTAAGGGGGCGGGCTAATGCAGATACAATGCAAAAAGGTACGGCACCTAGTTACCTCGCAGCTAACAAGACAGATAATGCAGGTCTTTTAGGTTCTGCCCTATCTGGGCAACTAGGCGATGCCAGTGCTAAAGGTGAGAAATTTCAAAACGATATGGAGACTAGCATCCTTGCTACTCGACAAGGCCAATCTGGCGTAGCGAGTCAAGGGCTGACAGCGCTCGCAAAACTGGACACGAACACCCGATTGCAGAACCTGCAGAATAAGCAGCTAGTGGATCAGGCGCGTAGCAACATGACTGGCAAACTAGTGATGGCTGGCGTGCAAGGTGGCGCAAAGGCAGGCCTATTCGGCGGTGCTGATAGTAAAATTAACCAGTTCTTCCAGAATTTTTCAAGCAACTTGGGAGAGCAAAATAGAAATAACAGAGGGTACGGCTAATGAATGGAATAGCCGATGGTATTGAGTTCAATAACATGTCCCCCAATTACGGGTACGGCGCAAGTTACGGTGGTAGTAGACCGAGCACAAATGACCCTGATGCCATGCTGGCTTATATGACCCGCAAAGACGCGGAGACATATGAGCGGGATTACGGTCAGTGGGAAAGAGACTTGCTTGAGCGTTCAAGTAACGATACTAGTTTGATTGATGATGCTCGTGAAGACTCCGCTATGGCATCTACTTTGTCTCAAGGCGTAGTAGATCGGAACAGAGCTAGATATGGCGTTAACCTTACGCCTGCTCAAGCGCAGCAACAACAACAAACCGCCCAACGCGACAACACTCTCGGTGGTATCCAGTCTCTACAAGACGCACGACTAGCGCAGCGAGACCTGAATCAAGACATGCTGGGCAGAATTATTGACATTGGTCAGGGGGTCTACAGCCGATCTATGCAAGGTATGACCTCCGCTGCTAGTAACAAAAAAGCGCTCGACAATGCTTACTCCGCAGCAAAAGCGCAATCAAAAGCACAAACATATTCCACAATCGGTTCTTTGGGAAGCGCTGCCATCATGGCTGCGTTTTTGTTATAGGGGTTACAAATGGCTTTAGACGGTAATGCTTTTTTTAGCGGTGTGACTTCTGCTGCTGCAGGGTATGGGGCCATGCTTTCCGCTCGACAAAAGCGCGAACTTTTGGCCGCTGAAAATAAGCGTGCAGAAGATCGTAATGAGCGCGAACAAGCGGTGGAAGGACGCGCTGCCGAGAATAATGAATACAACAAAACGCTACGCGCACGGGACGAGGCGATCCGTGACGCGCAAGAAGAACGAGCCGCCGCTGCAGAAAAACGTGAGGCTGCTGCAGCAGGACGTCTTGCTGACACGTTCGCCTATAACCAGAGCCAGCGACCCGTTACAGAAAGGCGAGCCGAAGCCGCAGAACAACGACTTGTCAATCAGGACAAAAGATACCAGCAAACGTCTGATATACAAGCGACGAAGGAAGAAGAACGGACGCAGAAAGAATTCAATAAAGCGTTAATTGGGGAGTTGGCTTCGACGAAGAGCTACGGCATAGGTACTCCAGGGCAAGTGGACGATCCTATAGCTCTTGCGGAAGAGAGGCCTGACTTGATCATCGGCGCACTTAATCGCCACAAAAATTATCAGTTTGCCGTTATAGACGGGGAAAAAGTTGAGATCGACATTATTGGTCTTACTGTCACTGACAATGCTGTTATACCACGAATCGCAAACGCTGAGACGGGGGAAGAGCTTACGCCTACTATCGGCGGTACTAATAAAGATGCCGACCCTGTTCTGATGCAAACTCACGCGCAGTTCAGCAGGCTCGTAAATAACGAAGTGGCATCCGCTCTAAACAATGGTGGTTCCGAGGCCAGCGTGTATCAGAGTGAGCTTGTAAAATTCGGTGGTATGACTGCTACGAGGGCGCAAAGGGCTGAAGAACAAGCTATGCGTGATGAAGTTTTCCAAAAAAATATAGATAAGTATGGTCAATCTGCAGAAGCAACAAGAGCATACATGGGTGTATTAAACGAAGCGTCATACGACGAGGTTGCTGAACAGTACGTAAGTCAAGGCGGGGATATAGAAAAACTCAGAGCGACACTGAAAGAGCAGGACGCGGCTGCAACTGCTGCCGCTAAAGAAGCTGAAGATTCGAAGAAGATGCAAATTGTACGAAGCTCGGAGGAAACAGCAGCTGAGTTAGCAGCAGGCGGCACAGCGTTACGCGCTGCTGAGCTAGGCTTGGATTTAAAAAGCTACCCTCTGTATGAAGGCATAAGAGAAGCGACAGATAAACTTCGTAGCGCGGGCGGCATATCTGGAATATTTGATGACCAGTCAGGGAAATCATATAAGACTAACACTGCTGCAGAGAAGTGGTATGACACCAACTCTCCAGATTTAGCAAAACAGATGCTGAAAAACCCCGCGATTAAAACGAAGTTTGATTCCCTCGGCCCCGTGAAATTTTTTCAGCAATATGGTGTAGACACGGCAGGGGGACAAGTTGAACCTAAGAACATGTTGGCCTCCATTCAGCCACCACCGTTTCCGCTGACGAAAGAAAATATAATCGCAGCCATTACTGATCAATCAAAACGACCTACCAAAGAACAGCGAGATGACATGGTGCAGTTCTTGGTAGACAACGATGTGGTTACTGACGCTAAGTTCAGAGCGGGTATAGAGAGCAGCAAGCTACCGCCAGAAGAAGCGGCAGCAGCTATCTGGACTGCGGTCGCTTATGGCCCTGGCACACCAGCAGAGCGCACTGCTGAAGGACAAAGACTAATAAACTTGGCTAGGCGGGGCGACACTAAAGTAGGTGTCGAAGCGCAAGATAGAATTGATAGCAGAGCGCAGACCCGTGAAGATAATCTGCAAATGGCCAGAAACAAGATATACGCGGACAAGAAAGCTGCGGAAGTAACGCGCGAGCAAGAGCTAACTGATGAACAACGGGCACTCGACCGAGAGGAACTTAAAACTGCTCAAAAATATGTTGACGGAGTATCAGAGAGATACTTCACGACTGTAGAAGCTGGGCCACCTTCTGCGAAGCAAGCGAAAAAAATAGTGACACAGTTGCGTCCGGTAATGCAAAAACTGAAGAGAGCGCAAGGGCCAGACGCAAAGCAAGAGATTTTGGGTGCGGTAAACATGATGATGAGTTCTGCCCTTCAGGGCTATGCGGTAAAGGACGGGTTCTTCGCAAATTTAACAACTAACGATGACGTTGACGATGGTCAGAAGACTGACTTCAACGCTAACTTTATTATGCTTGGCCCTGATCAGACGCTTGTTTATGCGCCACCAGGGGGGCAGGCAGGCACCGAAGTAGAATTAGAAGACCTCCAAGAAGTAGATGCTTCGTTCGCAGCGCTGCTGAAACTTACCGCTGAGCTAAACTCCGCTACGCCTAATGCTGAGAAATAGTCCATGTCAGAAACAGACCTGTTTAATGAACTTGTTTTTGGCGAAGAAAAGGATGCTGCAGCATATTCGGATGCGCTAGAGACTCGACCTGAAGCTGTTGCGCCTGATGGACTAATAGACACATTCGTTGCGGGAGTAAAGTCTGGCACGAAGGGTCTATCTTCAGATTTAGAATACTTCAAAGCGGGTGCTCAAACTCTCATAGGTGATAAGGAAGGCGCAGCGGAAAGCGTGCAGGATGCCCGTGCTTTAGAGCAGCTTGCCGCACTGCCGATGGAACAAATAGAAACCTTTAGTGAGTTTCTAGAAGAGCCGTCTATCGAAGGTTTTTTAACACAGGTTGCATCAGGCACTGGTCAGATATTACCTAGCGCAGTTATTTCTATAGGCTCGGCAGGCGCTGGCTCTGTCGCAGCGGTTGGCCTACGTGCTGCGGGGGGCTTGACCGCAAAGCACCTATCAAAAAGACTTATTCAGGAAGCTGTCGAAGCTACTGCTAACGGCACTGCTAGTCTCGCCCAGAAACGAATCGCTCAAGGTGGCTATGAAGCGCTACGGGAAGCATATGCCAAACAGAAGCGACGCGACATAATAGAAGGCGGGTTAACTGGTGCATACGCTGCAGAGTTTGGGACGCAAACTGGCGGTAATATATCTGAGGCTTTAGAGGCTGGTGAGGAACTCGACAGGCGTACGGTTGGTCGAGCTGCTCTCGTTGCGATCCCACAAGCCACTGTAGGTGTGTTGGGCGAAGTAGGTTTGGTAAAAATGCTTCAGAGCATGGCCAAAACAAAAGCGGGTTCAGGAAAATCTATCTGGGCTAAGTACGCAAGAGACTTTACTCAAGCTGGCGCAACTGAAGGTACAGCAGAAGTAATACAAGAAAGTATTGCTGTAGCAAATCGCCAAGACCTCGACCCAACCTACTCTGATGCAGATGCGAAACTGCGCCTCCAACAAGCTGCGTTTACTGGGTTCTTTGGTGGTGGTGCTATCGGCGGCGCTGGCTCCGTTGCGGGAAGTATTGCTAATGCAGATGCGCTAAAAAAGTCAGGCGATACAGTCGCTGCAGTAATTGATAAGTCTCTAGAGTCAATGGACATGCTCAAAGAGATGGTTACAGCGCGGACAGTTGCTGTGGACGCAGTTGGTGACGTTGACGCAGGACAAACGACCCCAGAATCTGACCGCGATATTACCGCGCAAGTTGACGCGATGCTTGATTCATCTAGCAGCAAAGAGGCTGTTTGGATTTCTGGTACTACCCCCGATAAAAGATTTGCCGTAAGGCGCGGTAAAGTCAAACCAATCAAAGTTAATGGCGAAGAAGCGTACAGCGTCTTTGTCCCTGGTCGCGGCACGCTTGTTTCTAAAACTTATGACTTAGCTGAAGAAGTGTTGGCTGGGCAGGCATCTGACTCGGTACTTGCTGCAGCGTTAGGCTACAGTTCAGTTAAGGACATTAATGATGACATCGTAGTCCGAGCATATGACAAGCAGAATGATATTGTGTCTGAGCAGACTACCACTGCTGATGGTTTGCCCGAAGCGCTTACAGCAGCTGAGAAACTAGCACCTAAAGGTGGTCGCGTTGAGCAGTTGACACCAGAGCAGGCGCAAATAGATCGGCAACAACGGTCACAGCCTGACATTCAGTTCATGGAAGACGACGGCACGTTTGACGACGGAGACCTCGACCCATCTGAAACCAGCGACTTTGAACCAGAAGTTCGCACATATAGTTTTAACCGTGGTGGCAAAACTGAGACTACGTATAAAGCTGTAGACGACGACTCCTACGCAGGCGTTGCACCAGCGCGTACTGCATACGAAGCTGAGTTTGGCGAGACGGATTGGGGGCTTCCTTTCTTTAAGCGTATGTCTGAGTCATTGCTCAAGACTGCGACTGCACTACAGAGAACAAATACCGACGAGATCGTTGACGTAAAAATTAACGCAGACGGCTCCTACCGTATTGATATAGAGACTACCCCAGATACACGAAAGATTCGGCTCAGAGAAAAAGGGGTAGAAACTGAGGTCTCTCTTAGCGAGTTTCTTGAGAAGTCTATTGCGCAAGCTGGAAGAAGTAAGTACCGCGACGTAAGTGTGAAAGCTCCAGGCTCCGATAAGTTTACGACAGTAAATCTTGTTGATTTAACAAATGCGGGCAGGCGTTTAAACGAAGCAGATACAGGCAGCTTCACTGGTGCCGGACCCGTAGAGTCACAGCGCCAAGGTCTTTTGGCTATGCTTGGTCAGTTAAAACTGGCTGGGTATGAAGTTGAAATAAAGGGCGTTCCTGTGGACGCCTTGCTCGAAAATATAGAGAACCCAAGTAAAGAATTACCTGATGGCTTTAATAAGATTACAGCAGGGTTTAACAACAAGAAACCAATATCCTTAGATAAGTTGCTCAAACCATATGTACCAGGAGCTGCTGTTGAGAACACCATAGAGGTAGACGTACGAGATGATACACAGACCCAGCAAGAAAAAATTTATCGTGACGTTGATGGAAACGAGCTAGGCCGAGAACCAGACCCTGATAGACCCCAGCTCGATCTGATTGAAGGCCTTCAAGACATAGCGGTAGTCGATGAAGTTGGAGACACGACACAAACAGAAGAGATTACCGTTGCAGAGGCGATGGAGCGTCGGCAAGAAGACGCCCCAATCACTAATACAGCGGAGATCGCTGAGAACTCAGCACGTACTTTTGATGGGTCACCCCTTTCTCGCCTAAATATTGAAGAGGTCAGAGAAGGAATTAATTCGGCGCAGAATCGTCCGAGAGGCGGCGTTACTCAAAACGCTTCTAATGTCGAACCTCGCAACAGCATTACGTTTCCATTTGGTACTGGCAAAGGCAAGTTTGGGTTTATTGCTGAAATAGCGCAGCGAATACACCGAGCGGTTAACTTTAAAACGCCGATATCTGTAATTAGCATTAGGCAGTTTGACGAGGCAATTCGCAAAGATATTCGTGCTTTAGTGCTCAAGAAAACTAGTGCTAGAGGGAAGATTGCCCTTAAAAAATTAGAAACCTTAGACCTTGGTGACCCGCAGGCAGTTGGCGCATTTGTCCAAGACTTAGCTAATAAAAATATACTTTCAAAAAGAGCTGCTGATTGGGTAGCGACTCAAACAGACGCGACGGTTATCGGCAACGACATTGTTTTGGGTTCCGCCTTTACTGTATTGAAGCCATTTACGTCAGACCTTAGAGTAGCAAAAGAAATTGCAGATATGCTTATTGTGTATCTGGCGAAAGGGAACACCAGAAAAGGTGCACATAGAAAGTATCGAGGCGGCTCGGTCATTGCTATCGACGACTTACACAATGTAAACGAAGCTGCGCTATCAATGGTGCTGGCGCATGAGCTAGGACATGCCCTATACAAACAAGACTTCGATGCTATACAAGAAAACAAGCCCCTGCGAGAACGAATGTGGAAAGCGTTCGAAGCTGACCGCCAGAAGGCGATTGATGAAGGACAGCCCATAAAGCAGTGGAACGAAGTGGGTTTTGAGGAATGGTATGCTGATCAGGTAGCTGCTTGGGTAAAAGCTGACATACTCGTGCGATCCGCGAATAAAGCAGCAAAAGGTCGTGGTGTTGTTGACGCGCACTTTAAGAAGCTAGTTAGAGAGTTTAGAAAGCTCTGGGCTGCACTAAACAACCACCCTATCGTACGCCGCCAAGGTAAACTCAGCGTGGCCTTTTCAGATTATATGGCTGGAGTCACAAAGCGCCGCAACGCAGCAACCGTGCAGCTACCTACAGGGGCTGTGCAAACAGCAGAAGGTAGAGTTCAGTACAGCACGGGACTTGGTTCGATAGAACTAGATGTGCCAGACGGGCCTCCTGCTGAGCAGAAAGCTGTAGCAGTAGCAGTCCGAGAAGCGATAGAGACACAGGTGGGTACAAGGCAAGCATCTGATAAGTGGGCTAGATACTTTAGGTCTCTAGCAAAAGATTTTGCTCGTAAGCACCCGTCTTTAATCGAGTCGATGAAGTTCGTATTGAGCACGGACACCGTACTACGACTCATTGACCGTACTGACACTATCGCAGATATGTTTTATGTGCCGTCAAATACTGAGGCTGGGCTTGGGTTTGTTAAACAAAGACAACTTGTTAGAGACAAAATGCGGGCTGACTTGTTCGATATTCTTGGTACGGATTGGGATAACAAAGCTACGCAAGACGTACTGGAAGAGCTTGAGTCTGAGAAACCTACGGCAGAGCTATCGCCAAAAGCGCAAGAGGTTCGAAAGTTCTTAGAGAGCATACACAGTGACTACATCGTGCCATCTAACAGCAACATTGGTTTTATCGAGAACTACTTCCCCCGAATGCTCGATCTTGCTGAAGTAGCTGCGAACCCCGAGCCATTAGTCGAAGAGATTCTGAAGCAAGACCCGAAAGCTAATGTTAAGAAAGTCAGACAGGCTATATCTCGTTTAGCGAAATATCAAACAGCGATGCTAAATGATAATGGCGACGTTGATATGCGACCCGAGGATGTGTTTGACCCCGCGAAAAGTGCGGAAGCTGAACTGCAGTTAACGAAGAATATATCTCCAGAAAGACTCCGCAAGCTTGGCTATGTCTTGCCACCAGAAATCGCGCTCTTAGGTTACATTGATCGGATAACTAAACGGGTAGAATGGAACAAGCACACGAAGCGTGATGATGGTTCCAGTAAATTATTAGACGCGATGCAGGAGATGGATGCCCGCGAGCAAGAGCTTGTGTTGTCTATTACTAATGCGTACCTCGGTAACATATCACCAATGGAACCCTTTTGGCGTAAAGTAAACAGCTACGCACAGCTCATCCAGACTGTAACAATTTTACCCTTCGCGTTCTTTTCCAGTATCGCTGACTTTGCGGGGCCTATCGTCAACACTCGCGAGTTTAACGGCTTCACTATGTTTGGTAAGCAACTCGTAGCTATGATGAAAAACAAGAGTGAAGCAGAACGATTGGCTAATGATATTGGTGTCACCATGTCAGAGGCAGCAGCGACTGCTTGGATGTCTCAAGCAGACGGTGAGCTTTTAGACCCATCTGTGCGCGTAGCAACAGAGAAGTACTTTAAGTATATAGGACTAGACTTTCTTACAACCTTATCGCGCCAGTTTGCTTCAGGGATGGGCAGACAGTTTATCATTGAGCACGCTAATCATCCGACTAAAAGATCAGCGCGTTACTTAGAGCAATTAGGCGTAACGGCTGAACAAGTCAAAGCTTGGCAAGCTAGTGACTTTAACCTAGGCACTGAAGATGGTAAGGCCGTAAAGGAAGCCTTGGTCAGATTCGTAGAGAGTTCGGTGTTACGTCCTAGTGCAGCAGAGCGACCTATCTGGGCGAACGATCCTAGGTTTGCGCTTATCTGGCAGCTAAAGTCATTCATGTATTCTTTTAATAAAACTATTCTTGGCGGCGTTGAGAGAGAATTTATGCAGCGGCTGTCGGAGGATAGAAACTTGGCTACGGCCCTTGTACCTATATTCTTCCTGACAGCAGCAGCGTTCTTACCCTTGGCAGCTATGGGGCTTGAGCTAAGAGAATACGCCAAGGTCGGACTAAGTTACGCAATACCAGGAATCGACGGCAGTACTAAATATCTTAGATCAGACAGCATGGACTGGGGCACTTACATGACTGAGCTATGGGATCGCGCAGGCTTAAACGGCCCTGCTTCAATCCTACTGTCGGCACAGCGCTCTGCTGAATGGGGTAACTCTGGTCTAGCGACTGTCCTTGGGCCAACCGCCGAGTCGATAGAAAAGATAATTACTGACTTCCCAAGGTTTGACACACCTGTAACAGACCGAGTTACGCAACCTGCAGGCGCAGTCGGAGCTGCGGCAGGCCTTGCTGCATTCGGCCCTCAAATAGCGAAGGCAATATTATGAGCATATTGACAGCATTAATCGGCCCCATTGCCGATATTGGCAAGACGTTTCTGAACAACCGAGCCGAAGAAAAGCAGGCCAAGCATCAAGCCAAGATGAGTGTGATACAGAACGATGCGGACTGGGAAGCGAAAATGGCGGACGCTTCAAACAATAGTCTCAAAGATGAGTTCTGGACTATAATATTAGCTATACCAATATTTATGGTGGGTTATGCCATTATCGCTGGGGACATGTCGATTGTCG